ATCGAGTCTGCATTAGGACCTAGTTTGGCAAAGACCTCTTGGAGAGGAGCTCTATCTGCGGTAGCGGCGGCGGCATTGACACCGGGAACTTTAGCCACAAACATACGGAGCATCTCCTTAAGGAGCTTGTGAGCAGTTCTATTGGGGCCTGCATCACATAGGAGGCCGAAAGTTTTGAGATAGCCCATGACATGTACGTCAAAGTTCTTCTCTACTAAACGTCCTTCTTTACCAAGAAAACCAAATGCGTCTGTACCACATTTCGTGGCGTAGGCTTCTGTCTTTCTCCATGGGAGTATAAAGGTATAATCTTCGTTATCAGGATGTAAGGGTTGATATCTATCATTGTATTTCACCCAATATCGTTGTAGTATGTGTATTCCTGATGATAAAATTTCATCATTTCTAATATGAGTAAAAAATCTATTTTTGTGCTTTCTGGTAGGCATAAATTGTTGAGTGTCTGACCCCTTAACAGTTAGCCCTATGACTTGTAATTCATCAGCCAGTTTTTGAGGGTATGCATCGTTTCCGAAGACGTCAACTCTTTCCACACGGACTTTGAGTACCATGTCGTCCCCGTACGCGACCATACGGACCTCCTCAAACACCTTTTTTGGATGTATTTTATTATCCAGGTAAAGCTTCATTACTGCCATATAAGTGCTATAAACCGTCATAAGGGTAGCTATATGAGATGTACCTAACCATCCGCTAGCCATAATACCTAATACCATATAATAATATCCTGAGAACCACTCAACGCTTTTTGCGTTGGTGGCAGCAAATTCGACAGCGAACATCTCCTTAAACGCCTCCTCATCTCCCATAGTAGGGAAATCGACAAAAAATAAGCGCATAAGTAAATACATGAATAACCCTACAGGAGAGTAAGACATGTCATGTCCAGAAATATCAGCAGTAATATAAAACCACTGATCGTTGTCATCAGGTGCGATATCTTCACCTCTAAGGTGAGGAGGTAAGTTCATCCATTCTTTTATATGCATTGCTCGCATCATAGTAAACCCTAAGCTGGACCAGATACTGGTACCTATAAGGCAACCGACCCAGCGTTCTAAGGCTTTCATAAAAGGGAGCGTACACAATTTAGAAATAAAATCGTGAACCAATCCTAGCATAGATATCATTCTAATCTTACCGGGTGGATCATCAACAGATCTAACTTCCGGTTTGGCTGAATAAGTAGTGATAGCAGGTGGGATAAGATTTTTACTTTCTCCAATATGCTCTCTAATCAAAGATAAGTAACGCTCGACAATACGTCTAGCAAATGGAGCCATATGGCGTTTAGTTTTTGCAAACTGAAGGCTAATATGACGGAAACCATTGCCGGCGTTAGGATTGAAGTTTAAGTAATTAGGGGCATCAGGGTGGGTGCAGCATTCCATGCGGTTAGTGTCAGCTTGGAAAATAACTAACAGAGCGGTGGCAGTAGCCTTGAAGATACGCGGATCTGCTTTGTAAACGGTGCCCGTTTTACACATCTTGTCTCGTAGAGCAGTGAGATTTTGCTCACTAGGGATGGTACTAATGAAAGCACCTTCTACGTAACGGACGTACTTGGGACATACCTTGTTACATGCAGCTACAGCAATATTTTTAACTTCAGGGCATTCCTTACCAGCATGAAACGCTTGAGCCACGAGGAGTGGTTTTCTACGTGCAGTAGTAAACACTGTAATAGGAATGTATTTTGGTGAATAAAGGAAGGAAATGCAGCGATCACGGGAGTCCTTCGATAAATCCTCGTGTTTGACAAAATTATCGGCTAGCAAAGTAATACAGGTGTCCATATCAGACTTGGCATCGTTCGATACTGGGACCTGAATGACGACCTGACCCTCCAAATGAGCGGCCAAGCCAGAACTGTTTGCTTTCCGACACTTGACTTGCCAGTGCGTTCCTTCTTGGTTTTTAATAACCTCGTAGTCTAACATCGCGTTCCAAAGTTCGGGATGTCTCTTACCAATGATACGCCTCA